GCACGGTACTACTATGCTTATGAAGACTACAGCCTCTAGTAATGATGGTGCTATTTTTCCAATTGCTAAGAAAATGTTAATACAGTATCTTAAAGAAAACCTTTAGTTGTTTTTAAGTAAAGTACTAGAAACCAAGATAAACCGAGATGGCAGGAAAAAAGAAAATAGACGGAGCAAATAGTTCAGATAATTGGGGAGGCGTTAGACCAAATAGCGGACGACCAACTAACGGAGAAGTAATTAACATAAGAAAGATACTAGACGACAATATAGATATAGATGTAGTAATACAAAAACTATTAGAACGTATTGAGTCAGGAGACCAACGAGCAATAGAGTTGTTTCTAAAGTATAGAGCAGGATTACCTAAGCAAGAGATAGACTTAAATACTAAGTCGGATGTAGATTTAAACATAACATTAAAAGGGCTAGTCTCATTTTCTGACGAATAACTATGATAATATTAAACCCTAAATACAGACCTTTATCGCATAACGACTCTAGGTACTTTGTAGTAACAGGAGGTCGTGGCTCAGCTAAGTCTTTTAGTATAGCTACTATGATACTTTTACTTACTTATGAGAAAGGACATAATATCCTATTCACTCGTTACACAATGACCTCAGCTTCTACATCTATTATTCCTGAGATGACAGAGAAGATAGAAATGCTAGGTAGAGAGGAAGATTTTATAATTAACAAGACAGACATCACTAATAAGACTACAGGTAATAAGATTTACTTTAGAGGTCTTAAGACAGGTTCAGGGATACAGACAGCTTCTTTAAAGTCTCTTACAGGTATTACTACTTGGATATTAGATGAGGCAGAAGAGATGCCAGACGAGCTCTTATTTGATAAGATAGATTTGTCAGTAAGAAGTAAAGATGCTCAGAACAGAGTTATAATGATTATGAACCCCACTACAAAAGCTCATTGGATATATAAGAGATTCTTTGAGAAGAGAGGTATAGCAGATGGTAGTAACCAAAAGACTGAAGACACTACATATATACATACAACTTACTTAGATAACTATGAGCACTTAGATAGTACCTTTATAGATAACATAGATAGAATGGCTAAGGATAGACCTGAAGAGTATAAGGCTCAGATATTAGGAGGTTGGAGAGATACGGCTGAAGGTGTTATATTTAAGAATTGGGAGCTAAAACCTTTTAGAGAAGGTGGTGACCATTATGGAATAGGAATGGACTTCGGATTTTCTGCAGACCCTACAGGAGCTACTTTAATTTCTATAGATAAAAAACGAAAAGAGATATACTTAAAGGAGATAGTTTACGCTCAAGGATTAACGACTTCAGAGATTGCTTACAAGCTAAAGAGCTATAAAGATGTACTTACTATAGGAGACTCTGCAGAACCTCGTCTATTACACGAGCTAAAGCATTCTTATGGTCTTAATATAAAGCCTTCTATAAAAGGAGCAGGTAGTATCAACTTAGGTATTGCCTTAATGCAAGAGTATAAACTATACGTTCATCCTTCAAGTGTTAACCTTGTTACAGAGCTTAATAACTATGTATTTAAGCAAGGTAAAGATGTCGCAATCGATGACTATAATCACCTTTTAGATGGTATTCGTTATTTTGTTTCTTATCACTTAAGCACACCAAATGCTGGACGCTATTTTATTTCTTAAGTTTTATTAGGATATGTCATATATTTATTATATCTTCGCTTTATGAAACAATTTAGAGACACAACATATTACATTACTAAGGAAGGCAAAGTATGGAATGGTAAGAAATTCCTTAAGGGATATATTATGAGCAATGGCTACCTAGTATTTGACCTATATAAGGATAAGTTAAGATTAAAAGCCTTATCTCACAGGTTAGTTATGGAGGTATATAGAGGTGCTTCAAATAAACAGGTACACCATATAGACAACAACAAGACGAACAACTCGTTAAACAATTTAGAGTATGTTTCTCAAGTTCAAAATATGAATAAGACAGATAGAAACAAAAACAATCTACCAGAGTATATAACTAAGCAACCTAATCGTAATAAGTGGGTTAGTTACACATATAGACGTACAGTTAATGGCAAAAGAGTTACTCTTAAAACATCTTCTAATCTAGACGTAATAAAAGAATTTAAAATCAAATACGAAAACCTTTAATCAATATACTATGCGCAATTTCAAATTCAAAGTTTTATTTTACACGTTATTAGCTTTACTATCAACACTTTACGTAATTGGTTTAATTATTTATCAAATTATTTTACATTTTATTAGGTTGGTATCTAATTAAGTTATATCTTTGCCTTATGAAACAATACTATAGCGAGAGGAAAGACACCACTATACAGAAACCTAACGGTGACTATAAGTTAGTAATAAGCGTAGACTATGCAGATATGCAGAACAGACGTATAACAGAAGGTACTGCGGTTTACTACGAAAGATGTAGCTGGTATATGGCTTTTGACAATATAGAAGACAACCAATTAAATAATAGATTATGATTACACGTACAGAAGACAGACACGCTAAAAGAGTAGAGGCAGTCGACAACAGTAAAAGAAGAGTAGTATTAAACCCTAGTAAAGCGTGGAGACGCAGGAGAACAACTTAAACAGATATGATAGGATTAATAACATTAGTAACGTTAGCTTTATTAGTTAACCTATACTACAGTAAGACAAATAGCGTAGTTACTTTAACCTTCTGGAGAGCTCTATTATTTGGAGTCTCTTATATGGAGGGAACTAACGAGGAGACTAATTATGCAGTACTAGAAATACATATAGCTTTTATGGTTATAACACTTATTTACGATATTGACTAAAAATAATTTAAGACTTAACTCTCTGGTTTTCAGGGGGTTTTCTTTTTTTATGAAAGTTTTTTGAAAATAATTGCAAATAAATTAGGTTTGTATATTCTTTATGATGTATATTTGTAGTGTCAATAAGGCACACTATTAAAAACAAACAAAATGGCATACGTTAAAATATCAGACAGAAACTTACAAATGATTAAAGTATCTTTTTTATCTAAAGACATTAATGTAACTAAACCCGTTAGAGAAGATAGGGTAGAAAGATTTAGACAGGACGTTTTATGGGCAAATAACCTACAAGGAACACAGTACCCTCATATGATTAAGCGAAGCTATTAATAAACAAAGGGGTGTAAAAACCCCATTAAATAAAACATTATGAAAGGATTATTCAATTACCTAAGAAACTTTAAAGAAATACACAGCATCAAGCCTTACAAGATAGTTAAGCTACCTACAGGTCTAATCGTAAAGCATTACAGAAATGGTAGGCTTATAGCTCAAGACAGATGCACTGAGAGAGTATGTAATAACTGCGTATGCAAATAGATTTAGAACAAGAGATAAGAGACGCTTGGACGTGGGCTCTATCTACAGGACACGTTAAGGTAACACCTGTATTAACTACCTCAGCTTATAAATATAAGAAAGAGAGAAAGACTGTAAACGTTAGTAAGGTCAAATTAGTTATACATATAGGTAATGCTAGACACGAAGGTAAGGAGCTATATAAACAAAATAGAGAGATGACTAATAAGATAGATGAGATTTACCTCCACTACTTTAGACAGTCAGAAGACTATAAGAGATACATAAAGAATGAAGGTTACTTTAACAGAGCTTAGACACATATTAAGACACTCCAGATGGTTTCTACCTGAATTAGTGCTACAGTGTAGAAGAGAATACAATAAAAGATTAAGAGCTAAGTCGCTGATAATCATTGATGTAGAAATTAATTTAAAAAAAAGTGAAAAAAAACTAAAATAAATTAGGTTGGTATTATAAAAAAGCTGTATCTTTGTAGTGTACCAAATAAGGGACAGTAAAAAATCAACATTATGAAATACTTTAGAACATTATTAAACGAAAAAAACATCAACTTAGATACAGTATTAGAAATAGAGGGAGCAGATTATGGAACTAACTTTATACCTGTAGAATGTGTAGTAGAATTTATGGAGAACGCTGATAAAGCTACTCAATTAAAAATGAGAAATACTTTAACTCAGATAGATTTTCAAAACGGAGACGTTATGCATTTCGTTAATTATGTAGCTAAATTCATTGCAAAATAATAATAATAACAAAGGGGTGTAAAAGCCACAATTAAAGATATGAGATATATAGAACAAGAGATGGAATGGGATGGAGTATCCTATTACGTAGTAGCTAAGATGTACCGGCAAGGTTGTGACTTCGGTGCTAACGGTCTAGAGGTAGAATTTGAGACTATCTTAGATGAGAATGATAATAACATCTTAGATAGCGTAGAATGGGCTCTATATGATGAGTTTGAAAGACAGCTTATAGAAGACTATTAAGATAAATTGTTTGTTAATTATGGAGTCACTTCGAGAGAGGTGGCTTTTTTTGTTATACTGTTTTTAAATAAAACCTTTAAATAATGACTATAAGTGTACCAACTAACATAAATGACATAACTCTAAGTGAGTTTCAGAAGTTTGATAAGATAAATATAGAGAATCAGGATAGTGACTTCTTATTACATAAGACTATAGAGATATTCTGTGGTGTAGACATTAACTTAGTTAGTAAGTTTCCTTTAAAGGACGCAGAAGATATAGAGAGCCAAATAGCAGGAGTATTGTCACAGGAGACACCTCATACTACTCAGTTTGAGTTAGAGGGTGTTAAATACGGTTTTATACCTGACTTATCTCAAATGTCACTAGGAGAGTACATTGACTTAGAAGAGGCTTTAAAAGAGACTAAGTCTTTTCATAAAGCTATGTCTGTTATGTATAGACCAATAGTAAAGAGCTTCAGTAACCTCTACACAGTAGAGACTTATGACGCTTCAATAGAACGGCAGGAGATAATGAAATCAGCACCTTTAGGAATCGCTTCATCTGCGGTGGTTTTTTTTTATCATATCGTAAAAGAGTTACTTCAGGCTTCCCAGCACTATTCACAGTCGACAATGACGGAGAGTCTGACTACTCTAGAGAGGCACAGTTCTCCAAAAAATACGGATGGTTTAACAGCCTCTATGCACTTTCTAAGGGTAGTGTCACAAAATTTAAAGCAGTAACAGAGGTAAATCATTTAGAAGCTCTAATGTACTTAGAGTTTGAAAAAGAAAAAGCAGAGATAGAAAGATTACAATATAGAAAAAAAAGATAATATGAATAACTTATTTAAACTTACAGACGCAATTAAAACAGAATTAGAAGGCAATGTACTTCTTAACTCTGTTACTATGGGTGATTTATTTGACATAGATTTACTAAAGAAAAATACTTTCCCAATGGCTCACGTTGTAATGACTACAGCTAATATGTCTGCAGAGTCTGGAATGGCTTCTGTTAATATGAGTGTATTACTATTAGATATGGTAGATGAGTCTAAAGAGGCTCAGACAGACCAATACTACGGTAATGATAACGAGCACTATATTAAGAATAGTATGTTTGCTGTAGCTACTAAATTAGTCTCAGCTCTTACAAGAGGTCAGATGCATTCAGATGGTTACCAATTAGAGGAGGATGTAAATATAGAGTTCTTTAGTGAGAGATTTGAAGACAAATTAGCAGGAGTAGGATTAGACTTTTCAGTAGCTATTAGAAACACTATGGATATATGTTAAGAATAACGAGTCAATATACTAGAGCTTATCAGGTTCTAGATAAGTTTAAGAGGTATGTAGTTCAACAATCTAAGAGTAATCTTACGAAAGGAAACCACAATGCTTCGAGTGCTTTATATGGCTCTATTAAAGGTTATATTAATAAGAGACAAAAAAGAAGCTTAGCAGGTAAATTCACAGGAGGCTCTAGTATGCCTCAGTTGTCTTTTGAAATGAATGCTTATGGTGAGTTCTTAGATAAAGGAGTAAAGGGTAGTAAATCTAATTATATAAAGAATAGAAATACACCTTATAAGTTTGGTAGAAATGGAGACAAGAAAAGTGTACCTGTAGAGCCTATTCGTAAATGGGTACAATCTAAAGGTTTAGACGCTGGTAGTGAGTATGCTATAGCAAAGTCTATTTATCAAAAAGGTATAGAGAAGACAGCTTTCTTTAGTAAGCCATTCGATAAACGTTTTAATACTACTATGAACCTCTACCATAGAGCAATAGCAGACGATATAGCTAATAATATAGCTAACCAAATAGCAAAGAAATTAAGAAACAAAAATAAATTAAAATAAGATGCCAAATTATAGAAACATTAATGTAAGAAGTCCTTTTTTTACTCAGAAAGCTACTACAGGCTCTGTAGTTAACTGTGAGATTAGACTATGGAAGGGTGACGTAGTGACAGATTTACCTACAAATTATACTTACTTACTATCTAAAGAACCTACTGCAGGAAAGTCTACTTTTGAGGTAGCTGAATTAGCTAGAGATTTCTTATCTCATAACACAGATTTAAGCTCAGGTTTTGCTTGGATGCAAATAATACTAAAAGATACAATAGTAGCAGATGACACTTTTACTTATTTAGTATCTGAAGGTTACTCTTTAAGTACTGAAGGCTTACAGTCTAGTAATGTAAATAACTTAATACCTAGTATAGATTTGCAAAATGATTGGTATCAGAGCACAATAACTACAACTAGTGGAGTAACTTCACCTATAGGCGATACCTCAGCATATAATATATTAACTCAATCTGGTGGCGGATATATTTCTAATAATTCTATTCAAAATATAACAGAAGGTAGTGACATTACTTTCTCTGTATATCTTAAGGGAAGTGGGGTAATAAAATTACTAGTTCAGGAAAATGGTGGGGATTACTCTTCTTACTTTTTTAGAGACATAACTTTATCTGGTACTTGGGTTAGATATGAAGTTTCAGGAACTACCTTAGTAGATGGAAACTCTCCGAGAATAGTAATGATTTCACAAAGTATTATTAACGCTGACGTTTGGACACCTTTATTGACTAATAGCGAAGACGCTATCTCTTATGACTTCGTAGGATTACCTACAGCTACAATAAATGGCTTAGCAAACTCTTCTAGAATTATGGTTGCAGACGGTGGTACTAATTCTATACCTTATTTTTCAAACTCTGACGGCTCAATTTATACTGTAGACGATGGTATATCCGTTATTATTCCAGCTACTACTACAAGTACTACTATGGTTAAGGCTAAATTAGTAGATGCCAATGATACAACAATAGATTTTGATTTCAATGGAGACAGTAGAAGGGTTTTTGTAGATGTTTTAAGATGCTCTAAGTTTGATGCTGTAAATTTACTTTACGTTAATAAATTCGGTTTTAAAACTAAGTTTCCTTTTATACTTAAATCAACTGAGAAAATAAGTGTAGAGTCTGACTCATTTAGCAGGTCTACTGTAGATTATGGAGCATTGACATTAAACACATCGTCACATAGCTCAAGAAAGCGTATAAAGGACACTAAGCAAGCTTTTGTACTTAACTCAGATTGGATAGCAGAATACTACGTTAGTCAATTTGAAGAGCTAATGTTAAGCGAATACGTATGGCTAGAGAAAGGCTCTTTAACTTTACCTGTTAACATAACTACATCTAAATTAGATAAGAAAACACATATAAACGATAAACTTATAAACTACTCTATTGAAGTAGAAACAGCTTCTAACTATATTAACACAATTAGATAAATGAAAATACCTATCCAAATATTACTATCTGTAGACGACTCTTTAGGACAGCCTCCTATCTTAGATATGTTTAAAGATGAGTCAATAACTATAAAGAAGATGGTAAAGGACTTAAATGACCCTAAGAAGTTGTTTACGTCTTTATCTAGAAGCTTTAGTATTCCAGCATCTAAAAAGAATAACATTATATTTAAACACTATTACAATATTGATATAATTAATGGACTAGACTCTAGAGAATTAATACCTTGCAAGATACTTATTAATAACGTTACTCAAGAAGTTGGAAACTTATCTATTGAAGGTGTTAAAATGTCTAATGGTAAGGCTATGTCTTATAATGTAAGGTATATAGGTAAATTAAGTGAATTATCACGTAAAATAGGACAAGATAAACTATCTACACTAGATTTTTCTAGTAGTAATATATCTACTTTCTCTGCTGTTACTCATTTCTCAGATAATACAGTAAGAGATTTAGTATTTCCTTTAGCTTCTAGGTCTAAAAGGATGCTTTATGATTTAACTAATAAAGATATAAATATAGAAGGAGCTAAAAACATAAGCTTTAGAGACTATACAGCTATATCAGGAGACAAATACGGAGTTACTGACCAAGATTTAATAGGAGCTCTTAAAGTAGGTACTATATTAGATAATATAGCTTCAGCTTACAGTATTTCTTTTAGTGGTGTATTTGATGAGACATATGTCAGGGATTTATATTTATGGCTACATAAAACAGATAAGGAGAGAGCAGGAGAGAAGCAAGATGCTTTGTCTACTGATATAGCTTTCTCTAGTGGTAATACTAATAGTTTTAATTCAACTATAGTATATAACGACTACATAAAATTTTTTGCAAATTCCTATCCTAAAAGAGATTTAGGGGTAAAGATACAAGGTAATTGGACAGGTGAAGCAACAGTATTTGTTAAATTTAACGGAGCAATAGTACGTCAAATAGATACTTCAGGAAGTAGTACTGCTTATTATTATATGAGGAATACATCAGGTAATTTAACTTTTAGTGCTGAAAGTGACTCTAGTATTACAATTAATTTGAATATTACAGTAGCAGAAATACCCGCTGACCTATCTATAAGCGGAATAGCTAAATTATATACATCGACTATTAATACAGGTAATGCAGGACATTATCAAGTAGTTAATAACTTACCAACTATGAAGATATTAGACTTCTTATCTTCTTTGTTTAAGATGTTCAATATTGTTGCTGAGGTAGATGAGGCTTTAAATATAAAAACAACTCATTTCGACCATTTTATGTCTAATGGAGTTTCTAGAGACATCTCAGAGTATGTAGATACGTCATCTTATAACGTAAATAGACCTAATGTATTCTCTTCTATGAGGTTTAAATTTGCAGACCCTAAGGTAGCAATGGAGATAGGATACGAGAAAGTAAATGGTAAACAATACGGTGAATTAGAATACGATTTAATAGGACAAACAGGAGTAAAGTTATCAGGCAACGAATACACCTTAGATATACCTAATCAAAGAGTACCTTTAGAGCCTTTACTTGACTTAAGTTACGTTAGTTCAGGTTTTCCTGTAGTGTTTTTTCCTTTAGTATATAGTCAGTTTTCAGATTTAAAAGGAGCAGAGCAACAAACTAAACCGATGTTTACTTATATTGCTAAAAACTATCCGTCTAATCCCTTATCTTATGACACAGGAGGTACTATTACTAGAGTTACAGAATATATAACACCATCTAATGTCTTTACTGATGACTTTGAGCCTTCAGATATTCCTGCTACAGGATTATTAGGTTTGTATTTTGGAGAAGAGTTAAACGAGTACAACGCTATAGATAGTACTGTAGGTTTGGGATTATTTAACAACTTCTATAAGGGGCTTACTGCTATGATGTTTGACGAAGATAAAAGAAGTGTAGTATTTAAGTCTTTCTTACCTAGTTCTTTAGTTAAGCAGATAACTTTGTCAGATACTTTAACTATAAACAACTCTTTTTACTCTATAAATTCTATAGAGACTAATTACTTAAATGGAGAGTCTAAATTAGACTTAACTTTAGTCGGTATGAGTAAGTTGAGTTATTTTACTAAGAAAACTATTAGAGTAACTAATACAGGAGCAGTAGACTTAAGGATAACTTACTTAAACCAAAGCGGAGTCTTAGAAGAGGCGACTATCCTGATAGGCAACTTCTCAGACATTGCTTTAGTGGGGGAAATATCTTCTTTTAGTAATTCTGAATATACTTTAGTAGAGATATAGGTAAAGATACACTTCTAAGATGATTGAGTCAATACATAGTTTTATGTAGTTATCAACAATAGCAAGACCACCTAACAAGGTTTATAGTATTTTTAAATAAAGATATACAATGATTAAAATAATGCTTTACTTAATGGACACCTTAGACTATACGTCTCCAGAATTAGACATTGCTAGAGGCTTAAATAAATATCCTGAGAATTGGAAAGAATTTAAGAGATATATAAAGTTTAAAATAAGACAAAAATAAGATGAAAGAAAAACGGAATGTACATATTAATGTAACATCAAATGTAGCTACTTCAATGAATAAAGGTACTGTAGCCTCTACAGGTTTAAGTACTTCTCTTAAAGGTGTTGCTACTTCAGCTAATTTAGCTACAGGAGGTATCAAAGCTATGGCTATGGCTCTAATATCTTCAGGAGTTGGAGCTTTTGTAGTAGCTATAGGTGCTTTAGCTGGTGGTTTTATGGGTTTAATAAACCAATCTAGAGACTTTGCTCAGCAAATGAGTAATTTAAAAGCTGTTTTAGGAGATGGTGCTACACCAGAGGCAATAGACGCTTTAAGTCAATCAGCTAAGAGATTAGGAGCAACTACAGCCTTTACTGCTACTCAAGTAGGAGAGTTACAAGTGGAATTAGCAAAAATGGGTTTTGACTCAGACCAAATATTAGCCTCTTCTAATGCTGTTTTAGCTTTAGCGGCCGCTTCAGGTACTGACTTAGCAAATGCGGCATCAATTGCGGCAGGTACTCTTAGGGGATTTAATTTGACCGCTTCAGATACTATGAGAGTGGCTGACGTTATGGCTAAATCTTTTGCAAGTTCATCTCTAGACATAACTAAGTTTCAAGAGTCTATGAAACAAGTTGCACCTATTGCGTCTACTGTAGGGGTATCTATAGAACAAGCTTCAGCATCTTTAGCTGTCTTAGCAAATAGAGGTATATCAGGTTCTTTAGCAGGTAATCAATTAAAAAGGATTATGTCTGACTTAGCTCAGAAAACAGGTAAATCTTATAGAGAAAGTTTAACGTTAACATCAAAAAGATTAGCAAATGCTACATCTTCTGCAGAAAAATTAGCAATAGCAAAAGAATTAGTAGGAGACAGGGCAAAAGGTTCCTTAATAGCTTTAGCTGAGAATACAGATGAGTTAGATAAACTTAAAACAGCCTTTGATAATGCAGGGGGTTCTGTTGAGAAGATGGCAGAAGATAAGTTAGATAACTTAAACGGTGATTTAACTAAACTTAGTTCAGCTTGGAGTGGTTTTATGCTTAATCTAGAAGACGGTGGAGGTATTATGTCTACACTTGCTAGAGGTTCTATACAATTAGTTACATCTAGTATATCTTTTTTACAGAAAAAAGTAGACTTAGTAGGTTACTTTTTCACTCAGTTTGTTAATGATATGAAAAACGGAGGTACTCAGTTTAGTATTATAGGTCAAAATGTAATGATATTAGCTAAGGAATTTCAGCAGTTTGGTATAGATGCTAGATTAGCATTAAAAGATGTTCCTTTTTTTGGTGGTTTAGTAGACGAAGAGTCTTTATTAGCACAAAGAGCTCAGTTATCAAATGAAATAGGACACGCAAAAGAGCAAATATTAGAACTTAAAAACACTCAATTAGCTAGAAATAACGACACCAATAAAGCTTATTCTGATATGTTACTTAGACAAGTAGACATACAAAAGAAAGCAGATACTAAACTTAAGAAGTTAGCTTCTACGTTTGTAGAGGATAAAACTAAGAAAGACGAAGAGGGTTTAGCTAAATTAATCGCAAATAGAGAGAAGTTTTTCTTAAAGCTTAAAACTATAGAGGAAAACGCAGAAGATAAGACAGAATTAGAGAAGATAGAGCGTAAAAGACTTAGACATATAGCTGAGTTAGAGTTACTTAAGCTAAATGAAACCGAAAAAGCTGAGGCTGTAATACGTATAAATGATTATTACGCAGGATTAACCGCTATAAAGGAGAAAGAAGATGCAGATAAGCTTAAAGAGAAAAAAATAAAAGACAAAGAAGACTTAGACTTAGAAAGACAAGCTTTAAGAGACGCTGAAGAGTCTGACAGATTGGCAAAGATAGAGGGAATGTATGGTGTTTTAGATACAGCTTCAGAAGTAGCAGGTAAAGAGACAGCAATAGCTAGAGCTTTACAAGCTATAAAATTAGCTATACAATTAAGTGAATTAGCTTCTAAGATGGGTATCATAAAGTCTGGCTTAATGGCTAGAGCTAAAGGTGCTCAAGTAGAGGCTAATATAGATGGTGCTAAAACAGGTACGGCTGTAGCTTCAGGTATGGCAGAGTCTTCTAAAGTAGGTTTCCCTTGGAATATCATTACTATGGCTTCTTATGCGTTACAGGCTGTTTCTTTAGTGAAAGCTTTTACAGGTAGTAAGAAAAAATTAAACAGTATAACTAGCTCTATAGGTGGTGGCTCAGGTGGTGGCGGAGGTGCTTCTCCTTCTCCTGTTAGTGCTCCTTCTTTTAATGTTATAGGTGCAACTTCTGCAGGTGAGAATATGATTGCAGACACAGTAGCAAGTACTAATAACAGAACTATGAGAGCTTATGTAGTGGAGAATGATGTATCTACTTCTCAATCGCTTAGGAGAAACGCTTTGAATATGGCTTCAATTGACTAATAACTGTTTTTAAATAAAGATAAAATGAATTTAATAGAATTAATAATAGATGAAGCTACAGAGATGTTCGGGGTACACGCTCTGAGTTTAGTTTCTAATCCTGCTATACAGTCAGACTTCATAGCTTTAGGAGACGAAAAACCAATCCTATTAGCTGAGGTTTCACCTGATAAACAAATCCTTATGGGTGCTGTTTTAATACCAGATAAGCCTATTTTCAGACAAGGTAGCAAAGGTCAAGAGGATTACTATGTTTTCTTTAGCGAAGACACAGTAGCTAAGACTGCTGAGATGTTTTTTAAGAGAGGTAATCAGTCAAATGCAACTCTAGAGCATAAAGATGTTTTAGACGGAATGACGGTCTTTGAAAGCTGGATAGTAGAAGACCCTGAGATGGATAAATCTAAGAAATTTGGTTTAAATGTACCAAAAGGAACTTGGATGGTTTCAATGAAGGTAGACGATAAAGAAATTTGGGACAAATACGTAAAGAATGACAAAGTATTCGGTTTCTCTTTAGAAGGTAGATTCGCAGATATATTAGTAGCAGAGAATGTAGAACAGAATTTCTCAGACCAAATAGTAGACAACGCTTTAGAAAATATAAAAGAAATACTAATAAATCACTTTAAAGAATAATTATGGCAGTAACACCTAGAACGGTAGTTGGAGTAAATGACGGTTCAAACTCATTTAATGACCAATCTACTAGCACAGCAATTAATAATAACTCAAGCAGAGAGAGAAAGGCTTCGTCTTCTGACGTTAGACCTGATGAGGTTACTACAGATGGCTTAGTAAATTTAACTCCTAATGTAGGTGAGCTAGTCTTTGATAAGACGACAAATGAAAACAAGTATTGGAACGGTACTGAGTGGATTTCTATATTAAGCTCTGACTCAATAAATGAAAGCACTAACCTATATTCTCAAGGATATATTGGAATACTGTCTCCTTTCTATTTTGGTGGAGTAGCTACTTCTAGCGAAATAGTTATCGAGGAAGTTGATACTTGGATGGATGTTATTATGACAATAGACGCTAACGGAGTTTCAGACCAAAGACCTGAAGATATGAAAACAGCTCAGGCTCAAGGTTTTTCAGGCACAGGAGCTCTAAATGACCCTATAGTATTTTTACTAGAAGGATTAGTAGAAAAGAGTTTTGCAACGTTAAGAACTTCTTTAAGCTTTACGCCTGACGAAGATGGAGGTAGATTAGATTCTAGATTATTTTTAGAGAGGCATACAGGAGCAGGAGCTGACTTTACTATTAATGCGGCAGGTTTAGCAATGGAGTCAGGAGCAGACGAAGATTATCCTCACTTAATAAGTACTCAGTTTTTCGTAGGTGATACTATTGATACTAATGGAGTTGGTGATGCAGGAAAAGTAAGATTTCAAATAAAATCAGATGTAACAGGAACTATCTCTATGAATGAGATGGCTTTATTCATACAAAAATAAAAAATAAAAAATGGCAAATAAAGTAAAAATATACTCAACCTTAAAATCTGGTAAAGTACAATTTGATGGCTCAAGAGTAAGAAACAAAGAAATAGGTTCTCTAGAGGTTAATGCTCATCCAACACTTTCAAATCGCATACAGATTAAATCAAATACGGTATTTAAAAGAGGTAGTAGTACTAATTACAGAGTCTTCTTTGGTAAATTGAATATCAATAGAATTCAAAACAAGGCTGGGCAAGATTTAGTTGCTGACCTAGGAATGGACAGAGACGCAGTAATAGCTTACGTAGAAGGACAGATAAAAAAGCCTATTGTAACTGAGTATTTCGAATACAATCCAATTACAGACAGATTAGAAGCAAATAAAAACATTGAAGTAAAGAAGCACGGTTTCTTTATTGGTGGAAAATACAAAATGGCTTCTGGTAACTCTAATTTATACTACGAAGATTTATCTAATAAAAATAATCAATACCCTGTAATGGGAGAAGTATTTGACCAATCTTTAGCAGAAAATCAAGTAGCAGGAGCAGGAACATCTACTCCAAAAATGAGGGTATTTGCTGACTTTCAAAGTGTTCCTTTAGGTGGTTCTCCGGTTAATGATACAGCTATTCCATACGATGGTGAAAACTTTTTTCCTTTCAATATCTCAGGAGTAGGAATTACAACTAGAGTAGCAGAAGTGGTAACAGCGTCTCAGCAATTAAAATACGAGATAATTATTAATGGAATTTCTGTTTACATTCAGTATTTAGATAACGGAGCTTATGCTGTAAATGATGACATTACGTGGTATTTTGACCATCCGTTAGATATTGAAAAAGATACTACATTAAGAGCTACTATATACAAAGTAAGTACTGTAAATAATCAGGAGGTTAATGACGGTATATTACAAGTATGTGAGGGCGATGCTTCACCTACAAGATATCAAACAAGTGTATTAAGTAGATTATTTGAAGATAAAGACTTAGAATTAATTAGTCCTTATTCTAAATTTCAAGCAATGGACTTCGGATTAGACTCTACAGGTTCTACAATACTTTTAAGAGACTTATCTTTAGGAGCTGAAAGCTTACTACAACCTCACGCAGTTAATACCTTAGAAGCGATTGCTAACGGTACAGCTATAAAGATAAAATCTAAAGGTGGAGCTAAGGTAATAGTAGAGAGTTTACCTGTTAGTGCTGTAAGTATTGACGGAGCTTTTGTAAATTCAGTACTTAATCAGGCTGTAGTACAATTAAACGCTATATTTACTAATACTGCAGGATTTTCAGGTAGTGGAGGTGGTAACGATGTTACTAACTTTGTATTAAGTGGTAACGATTTAACTATAAGTTTAACTGATGGAACATCTTATACAGTAGATGTAACTACTTTAGGAGTAGATGAGAATAAGTTTGTAAATAGTGGAGCTATTAATGGCTCTAACTTAGAGTTAACTATGAGTGACTCATCTATAATTACAATAGACGCTTCTAATATGATTAATGGCTCAAGCGGATTAGCTTCTAATTCAGGCTGGAACATATCTTACGGAACAAATGCTAACGATGCAGTAGCAACGTCTACAAATGATTCTACAGTAAATCAACAATTACCTTTCTATTTTGGACAAGCTTTAGAGCAGGGAGCTGAGTTTAAATGGAACTTTCAAAGTCACGGAGGCTCTAACTTAATATTAGGTATATGGGATGGAGCAGAAGCACCTATAGCTTACAATGGTGGAGCTAATACAGCTTCTAATTGGGGTACAATGTTCATATACGCAGGTGGATTTATAGCGGGCTCTAATAGTACTTTACTAACTACTAACTCAGGCTCTAAATACGTTGTCTCTAACGGAGATGCAATGGGTATTAGATTTGGCAATGACGGTCACTTAACGCTAATAGACTATAGCGGTACTAACGAGGTGGCAGTAGCAAAGACTACTATAGCTTTATCAGTTACATCTTTCAATATGCAAATGTACACTTGGGCAAATGGAGTATTACCCAATGGAATTATAAACAATGTAGATTATATATGGGATATTGTACACGATTTTGCTAACACTGAAGCAGGTATAATTAATGGTATATTAGACCATACAGTATTAAAGTCTGCTATATCTATTGAGAAAGGTGAGAAGCTTATGTTTATGTTAGATGAGTTCGGTCAAGGTGATTATTTCGGAACTAATTATACTAATGCTTCTAGTGGTGTATCAACTGCAGAAGAACAATTAGATAATCAATTTAGTTATGCAACAAATGAGGCTTTAGACTTTGATTTTAGTGGAGCATCTGATTGGAATGTTAATACTAATGCTACGTACTATTTTAATAATGGTGCTGGTGTAGTAGGATATAGAAAAGGAGGGGCTAATACAATTCAAGGAATGTTCTCTATGAGATTCAATGATGATGGTAAATTAACTATCTATTCTGAAGATAATAATGAGAAGGTAGCAACTGCTAAAGCAGACCCTGCAATAGGTGGTTCAGTTAACTTATACTTTGGTGTTAAAGGGAATAGAGCTTATTACTCAATTCCTGTAATTTCTAAGCAATCTATTAACGGAGGTTCACAGCCTGATGTAAATTTTGTACCTACAGTAGCTAATCAAACAGTTAGTGTAACTGAAGCAGATGTTTTAAACTTTCAGATTATATCTAGTGACAATATCGTTAATCAATTTGTTGAGGTAGATGCTCCTAGTTGGATGACATTAAACCAAAACAGCGGTATATTAAGTGGTACTGCTCCATCTTATTTAGGAACAAGTGCAGATACTATAGTAGTTAATTGTAAGGCAGGTAATGCTGTAGGAGGTAGTGTAGATTTTACAGTAACAGTAACTGTCGCTCAAATATCTTATACAAATACTAAGTCATTAAACTTTAATGGAAGCACTAGCTTTCTACAAGGTAATCCTGTAAATATGAATGCTTTAGATAGAGCTTCTAATGGAGACGGTAATGCTTGGACTATATCTATGTGGGTTAAACCTAGTTCTAATACTTCAACTCAAACCTTAATGGTTTACGGAGCAGGAGACGATTATAACGGTGGAGCTATTACATTGAAACAACAAGGAGGCTCTAGCTTAGTATTAAACTATGGTACTGTATATAATAACATTATATTAGTAGTAGGTAATGCTTTTACTTCAGGTACTTGGCAGAATGTAGTAGTAACTTTTGACGGTGGAACTACAGGAAGTGTACCAGCGGATTCAGCTGACTATTACAGTAGATTTGCTATTTATATTGATGGAGTATTACAAACAGCTATAGGAGTCGCTAGTGGTAGTGGATATGACGGAGTTATAAGTGGAGCTAATCCTAGTGATAATATCTTTAGAATTGGTAGAGCTTCTAATGTGCATAATAACTACTATGACGGTACATTTAATCAAATAGCAATTTGGAACACTGATGAGACTGCAAACGTATCTACTATATACAATAGTGGAGCTACTCAAAATCTTAGTCTTTTGACTAATGCACCTTCTCACTATTACGAAATTGAAACTAGTGTAACAACTATAACAGATATAGAAGGAAACGCAGATTTAACAGGTTATAACTTTGTAAATGCAAACTTAGTAACAAATACACCTTAAAATATGGTAATAAAAGCAAAATACCCAATAGTAGGGAATGAATACGTAGGCTTTCAGGGAGTTGGAAGCCTATACGGCGGTAATCAAATATCTAACGTAACTAAGATAGATACATTAAAGACTTTAGTTACTGTAAATGAGTCTAACTTTCCAGACAATTTGTAAATGAATAAATACTGTTTTTAAATAAAGAAATAATGAGTAGAACAATAGTTAATAGTAGTGACGGATTAAATTCGTGGGATATAGAGCAATCTACAAGTACTGCAACAAATACAGGTATAGTAGAGACAGTAATAGCAGGAATTAACGAGTCTGAGTTATGGTTAGATAGTGAGTCTACTAGCGTAGTTAACAACACAGGTATAGTAGAGAGACCAATTACAGGAGTAAGTGATGGTCTTAATTCTTGGGATATAGAACAGTCTACAGGTACAACTAATAGCACTACTACAATTAGATATATTAATCCACCTACTATTATACCTAACTTATTAAGTTTATTACAAGCAAGAGCTACATACTATGAGAATGTAACCTGTACAACTGCAATATTAACAGAATTAGAAAACATAGAAATATAATGGCAAATTTATTAGATTCAGCATCGATTTTACTAACACCTACCGCTTATAATAACGGTAGTATATTAGCTATACAACCAAGTGACGGAAGCGGTGATATGACATTCTCACGTGGCTCATCAGCTACGAGAGTTAACGCACAGGGATTAATTGAAGATATAGCATCTAACCTACCAAGAATAGACTATACAGATGGTTGCGGAAGTCTTTTATTAGAGCCTCAGAGTACGAATTTGGTAACTTATTCGGAGGATTTTAATGGTTCTGGGTGGAGTAATACTGGAACTACTATAACTGAAAACCAATCTATTTCTCCAGATGGAAGTTTAAACGCTGATTTAATTGAACTTGATTCTAATTTAGACAGATTAGCTGCTGTTCTTGGCTCTACTGGAGGAACTTACACATTTAGTTTTTATATTAAAGCGAAAGAAGGGGAAAGTGGTGTATGGAGAACAAGAGTTAACGGAGATTCTACTTTATGGCAAAACACACAAGTTAATGATACAGAATGGACAAGAGTTACACAAACATTTACTAAAACTGGAAGTGGAAATATCGTAGTTTATCCAGCGTATAGAGTTGACGGAACATCTACTTTGTTTAATGCTTACATATTCGGTGCACAATTAGAAGCCGGCAGTTACGCAACATCGTATATTCCTACACAAGGAGTAATTTCCACAAGGTTAGCCGATATAGCTACCAATAGCGGAATTGGAAGTTTGATAGGACAAACAGAGGGTACAATATTTTTAGATAGTAAAATGGCTTTACAAAGTATAAATAACTATCAATTATTCTCAATAAATAATGCGAGTGGTGTCGATAGAATTAGAATATTAACCGCAACAGCTGGGAGATTAAGGTTTATCTATCAACTTAATAGTGGTGTTTCTTATAGTTTTTACAATCCAACAGATTATAGTGATTTAACAAGTTTAAAAATTGCTTTTACTTATAAAAGTGGAGATATAAAAGTGTATATAAATGGGGTTTTAGTTGATAGTTCTACTAATACTTTTACTATTGCACAAACATTAACAAATATAGATTTTGCAACTTCATCGGGTAGATATAATCAAATGTTGTTTAATAGTGTGCAACTATACAAAACCGCTTTAACAGACGCACAATTAACAGCTTTAACAACAATATAATCACTAATAGTTATAACCAAAATGAATATAGCAAAATACGAGTTTAATAGCAAAGAACAAGCACAGACTAAAATTGATGCTTTAGGAATTGAAACAAATCACGCAATTGTAACTCTAGGACATATAGTCTTAGAGTCTGCAATAGTTGATGAAGATGGAGAAGTAATAACAGAAGCTGTACTATCTACAGGATGGCACTTAGATGTTATGTGGAGAGGATTAGATGACCATCCTTACGGTTGGAAGTCTTATAATGTAGATTTAACTAATGAGGGTTCACACTCTTTTATGGGTGTATCTTACTTAGATAATAAATTTTAATGAAAAGATTATCTAATTTTATTAACAACATAAGAGCAGACCATAAAGCTCACTTAATAGTAGGTGTTTTAAGTGGTTTCCCTATGGTATTATTGTTCGGTAATATTGGCGGATTAATTGCTATTCTTATTTATGCTCTTAAAGAAGTTGTTTACGATAAACTGTTAGGTAGAGGTAATATGGAGTTTTTAGATTGGCTTTACAGTTCAATCCCTGTGCTTCAATATCTAATCATTTATAACCTCTAGTATAGAAAAAAGTTTTAAGTGTCTTAAACCTATGTAGAAATCGCTTACAATACTGTTTTTAAATAAATAAACCTTATGAACAAAACACAAGACACATTAAGAAAGATTGCAGAGGCTCTAGGAGTTGTAACTGCAGAAGTAAAAACAGACGCTACAGTAGAAAAAGTAACTGTAGAAGAGAATACCGAAACTAAGGAAAGCGTAGACGTTGTAGAGGACGTAGTAGCTCCTATAGTAGAAGAGAAAGCAGTTGAGGCTGTTGAAATTATTGAGGAAGCAAAAGAAGAGATTTTAGAACCTAAAGCAGTAGACAAAGTCGAAGAGCCTAAGGAAGACCCTAGAGTAGCTGAAATGCAGAAACAAATTGAAGATTTAAAAGCGATATTAACAAACGCATTAAGTCAACCTGAGGAGGAAGCGAAAGTAATACCTGAAGTTAAAGAAGAGCCTAAAGGCTTAACTCATAGTCCTGAGAAACTTGTATCTTCTAAAAATACAGGAATAGGCAGAAAAGGAGACTCTATACAAAGTAGAGTTTATAAGTATATTAATAACATTTAAAAAAATAAAAAATGGCAACTACTACAAGTATTACAACTACTTACGCAGGTGAAAAGGCTTCTGGCTTTATCGCTGGAGCTTTATTAAGTGCACCAACTTTAGACAAAGGTGGTATCACAGTAAAAGCAAACATTAAATATAAACAAGTAATGCAAAAATTAGCTGTTGGTGATATTATCGCTGATGCTTCTTGTGATTTTACTGCAACTTCTACAGTTACTTTAACTGAGCGTTACTTAATACCTAAAGATTTTCAAGTAAATTTAGAACTTTGTAAGGCTGATTTTGAGCAGGATTGGTTATCAATTGAGCAAGGTTTCTCTTCTTTTGACGAAGTGCCTAAATCTTTCGCTTCTTACTTAGTAGGACACGTAGCAGGTAAAGTAGCTTCTAAAATGGAGCAGAACATATGGAACGGAGCTGACGCTAACGCAGGTGAATTTGATGGATTAATCGCTTTAGCTACTGCTGATGCTGATGTAATTGATGTAGTTGGAGCTTCTGCAGGTGCAGGAGGGATAGATTCTTCAAATATCATCTCAGAATTAGGAAAGGTTTTAGATGCAATCCCAGCAACTATCTACGGAAACGATGGACTTTCTATCTACATCTCTCAAGCAGATGCACGTTCTTATGTAAGAGCTCAAGCGGCTTTAGGTTATAAAGACCTTTACCACGTTGGACAGACTCAAATGGACTTTGAAGGTGTTAAATTATTTGTAGCAAACGGATTAGCTTCAGGTACAATTTTAGCAGGTGAGAAAGAGAACTTAATGTTTGGAACTTCTTTACAAAGTGATATGAATGAAGTAAGAATTTTAGATTTAAGCGACATTGATGGGAGTCAAAATGTAAGAGTAGTGATGAGATTTTCAGCGACTGTAAATTATGCAATCGGTTCTGAAATAGTATTACTTACTCCAGCAGTATAATAAATATTTAGTTAAACTACCTCTTTAATTAGGGGTAGCTAACTATCTAATAATTAATAACTTAAATCAAAAAAATTATGGCTTGCAATATTTCAGCTGGTAGATTAGAAGGATGTAAAGACTCAGTAGGAGGCTTGAACGCTATCTATTTTATCAACTATGGAGCTCCAGAGGGGTTCGCAGTAACAGATGAAACAATAACAGGAGTAACGGCGACTACGCCTTCTGCTTTTAAATATGACCTTAAAGGTACATCTACATTTGACCAATCGTTAACATCTTCAAGAGATAACGGTACTACATTTGCAGAACAAACTTTAACAGTATCTTTAAAGAAACAAGATGCTACAACTCACAAAGAAGTAAAGCTTTTAGCTTATGGAAGACCTCACATTATCATTGAAGATAACAACGGTTTACTATGGGTTATGGGTGAAGAATTTGGTGTAGAAATGAATGCTACAACAAGTACAGGAGCTTCTTTAGGAGACAAAAGTGGATATGAATTAGTATTCGCAGGAATGGAGAAAGGATTAGCTAAGTCCTACGTAGGCGTTTTAGCAACTGATTTCGCTATTACTGTAGGTGCTTAATACCTAGATTATTGAATTATTAAAGGCTACTGTAAAAGGTAGCTTTTTTTTTGCTTAAAACTGTTTTTAAATAAAGTAACTAAATGAATTACATAAATACAACTACAGAAGGTGCTGTAAGCTTATTCTTAAACCTAAAGATATCTACTGAATTAGCAGTAGCTTCTACTTTGGTTTGGACTATGACTAAAGACGGTAACGATGTAGCAGGCGTAAACTTTAGCACTCCTTCAACTAATTACAACCTATTAGCTAATAATAGCTATTCTCAGAGACTTTCTGCAGATTTCTATACAGATGGGTTAACTTTAGAAAATAATGCTTTCTATGCGATTAAAGCTACTTTAGATGGTGTAGTAGTTTACAGAGGAAAAGCTTACGCTACAGATGTAGATGCAAATAGTGTATCTATACACAATAATACTAAGTACGTTAAAAATAACACTACAAACGAATACGTAATAATAAATTAATATGATAGATTTAATAAGTTTAAGTGGGTATGAAATGCCTAAAGCTGTAGAAGAGAAGCATAAAGACTATGTCTCTTACGGTGATGACAATGATTATTATAGATTTCTTATAAACAACTATTTACAGTCAGCTACTAATAATGCATCTATTCGCTCTATATCAGATTTAATCTACGGTAGAGGTTTAAGCATTGAAGGCTTAGAAGCTGATTCTGCAGAGGTTAAAGCTTTAAGAGATGTAATAGGGCACAGGTGTCTTAAGAAGATTATACAGGAGCGTAAAATGCTAGGACAGGCTTCTATGCAAGTTATATATAATAAGTCAGGTAACGACAGAAAAGTCGTTAAGATTAAACACTTTCCTATACATACTATTCGACCTGAGAAAATGAATGCTGACGGAGTAATAGAAAACTACTACTACCATCCAGATTGGGTAAACAAATCACCTAAAGATGTTCTTAAAAAGATTCCTTCTTTCGGAACTTCTAAAGAGAAGATAGAGCTATTTGTTTTAAAACCTTATGTAAGTGGATACTCTTATTTTAGTCCTGTAGACTATAGTGGAGCTTTACCTTATGCTGAGCTTGAAAATGAAATTAGTGACTACTTATTAAATGAGGCAAAGAACTCATTCTCAGGTACTAAGGTTATAAACTTTAATAACGGAGTCCCTGACGCTAATCAAAGACAAGAGATTACTAGAGATGTGAAAGGAAAGTTAACAGGCTCAAGAGGTCAGAAAGTTATAGTAGCTTTTAATGATTCTGCAGATAATAAAGCAACAGTTGAAGATATTTCTTTAAATGATGCACCTTCTCATTATGAGTATTTAGCTAATGAAGCAATGCATAAAATTTTAGTAGGACACAGAGTAACGTCTCCTATGTTATTAGGGATTAAAGATGCATCTGGATTTAGTTCAAACGCTGACGAGATTTTAGTAGCTTCTCAGATGTTTAACGCTACAGTTATTAGCACTTACCAAGATGAGATAATAGAAGGCTTAGAAGAGATTTTAGAGACTAACGGAGAGGTTTCAGAAATGTTCTTTATTACTAGCCAACCTATTGAAGTAACTACAGAAGACCAAGATGTAGAAGATGCAGAGGTAGTAGAAGACAATGAGGCAGTAAACAAAACTAAAGACGTATCTAAAGAAGATAAAAAAGACAATAAAAAAGAGCAGAATTTATCTGCAAATTTTAATCCAGAGGAGCAAGTAGAATGGCTAACATACCTCTCTAAAAAAGGAGAAACCATAAACGAAGACGAATGGGATTTAGTAGATGCTAGAGTAGATGACAATGAAGAGGAGAGCGAAGATTGGGAAAAGATTTTAAACTCTCACGAAGTTAATTTATCTTCTCAAGCTCCTGCAGATAATAGGACTAAAGATTCTATACAGGATACTAATTTTGTAAAGGTAAGATACGCTTATGTTCAAGGCTCTCACAAACACGGTAAGAGTTCAGGGGGAAAGCAAAGGGGATTCTGTAGAGCTATGGAGTCAGCTAGTAGATTATACCGTAAAGAAGACATTATAAAGATGCAGTCTGACGGTGTTAATTCTGCCTTAGGTCATAATAAACAACCCTATAGCATTTGGAAGCACAAAGGCGGTGTTAATTGTTATCACAAATTCGAAAGACGTATCTATGTTAAGCGTAAAAAGGTTAACGGTGAAGCTTGGGGTGGTGGTGCTATGAATGGAGTTAAAAAGACTTCTGTAGCTCAAGCAATTAAAGAAACTAATTTCGACCCTAAGAGAGGTAAATGGAAAAACGACAAAAGAGTAGCAGAAGCTCAAATAGATAGAGGAGACAAAGGTCACCATCCTTCTTATGTAAAACCAACTAAAAAAAGAAAGTAAAATGAGTAAAGCATTATTAATTAATAGAGAGGACTTAGTAAGATTCACTCCTCTCTCAGGGAATATAGATTTTGACAAAGTAATACAATACGTTGAAATCGCTCAAGATATACACGTACACGAATTAATCGGTACTAATTTATACGAGAGATTGCAGTCAGACATCATAGGAGGCACTTTAAGCGGTGATTACGCTTCTTTGGTATCTACATATATAAAACCTATTTTAGCTCAATACAGCCTCTTAGAATACTTACCTTTTAGTCAATATACTATTAACAACAAAGGAGTGTTTAAACATACCTCTGAAAATAGTAATACACTTACTAGAGAAGATATGGAACAAATGACAGAAGCTACTAGGGATACTGCTCAGCACTATGCTAAGAGACTTATAGACTATCTTTGTGCTAATCCTACTAAATTTAGTGAATACTTAACAAATAATAATGACGATATAAAGCCAATTAAGAAAAGTACTTTCGGAGGTTGGGAGATATAATATGGAAGACAAGATTAATTTACTAATTGAAACTATTAAAGAACAAAACCTACAGATAGATTTTCAGAATAGGCAATTAGATATGATGCAAAAAGAAATAAACTCTATTAAGTATATAATAAATAAATAATTGTTTTTAAAAAAACTAATAATGCACTAAAAATGAACTTGCTAGACTTATTGAACAACCTATTCTATAAATTAGAAAACCAATATTTAATCTCTACCACTATTGTATCTTCTTTAATTATTTTTACATTAAGAAAACAAATACAAAATAAATTCAAAAAATTTACTTTTAGAGAAGACACGAAGCAAATTACAAAGATATCAGCTCTTATAGACCACGATATATTTAGAACGTTTTCTAGAGTAGTTAAAGAGGTGTCTAATATGAAATTTTACACGAATAACAAATACGATTCTACAAAGTCCAGAATGTGTTTAGATTTCGCAAAACAAAAGTCTATAAGTTGTCAGTTTTTAATGAGAGAAATACTATTAACTAAAGACATATCTAGTATGTCAACAGATACGTTAAAGAAGTTAATACTAGAGAAGCAATCACAGATGCATATAAATTATGTGAGAGAGATTAAGTCTCTATGGCTTAGTAAAGGAATATCCCCTAAAAATGTAGACCACGTTATAAGACTTTTTGAAGGCTTTAGATTTGATGTAGTTCAGTCTTTTGAGCATAGGATATCTGCTATATTTGGTAGTAGTTTTCACCCTAATAACTTTGAGAGAGTTTTAGCTGTTTTTGATATGTGGGCAATGGGAATAGATTTACTTCCTAAAGATATGAATACGACTTTTGAGAAACTTAACGGTAAATTTAAAGACATAAAGTATAATTAATATGAGAGATATAAATAAAATAATAGTTCATTGCACAGCTACTAGAGAAGGTGCTCCTGTTAGTTTAGATACTGTCAGAAGATGGCACTTAGAAAGAGGTTGGTCAGATATTGGATATCATTATTTAATCTTATTAGACGGTACAATAGAAAGAGGACGTCCAGAAGAGAAACAAGGTGCTCACGTAAAAGGATATAATAGAAATTCTATAGGGGTTTCTTATGTTGGTGGAGTAGATAGAGAATTAAATCCTAAAGATACTAGGACACAAGACCAAAAAGACTCATTACATAACTTACTTTCCAATTTAATGGCTTCTTATGAAGACGCTACATTGCACGGACACAATGAATTTAGTTCAAAAGCCTGTCCTTCTTTTGATGTTTCTAAAGAATACGATTATATTATAAACTTATACGAACGATAATGAATATATTCAGCATAATAGGAAACTTATTAGGCATAGGTAAAGACTACTTAGCACGTAAAGCAGAATTAAAAGCAGTAAAACAGAAGCAAGATTTTGCTATTGTAGAAGCTCAGACTAAAGCTACTGTAGATAGGATTCTGTCTAACACGGATTCCGACAATCAAATAGA